TTTGAATATGCCGTACTTTAAAGGTGATTTAAGTACACGGTCTGTTTATGATTTTAAAGGCGAGTTAATGCCGCCTAAAGATTTTGTAACAAAAGCAGCCCGATACTTAATAACACCTGAGGATTTTGCAAAGTACCGTATATCAGAACCAGAACCAAAGTTAAAGGATGGTCCACCTTGTTTGAATGAACTTTGTCAGCAAGGGTTTGGTGAGGGTTCACGCAACAATGCTCTCTTTAATTTGGGTGTGTACGCACGAATGTTTGATGCTGATAATTGGGAAGCATTAGTGCAAAGATATAATGTTGATTATTTACAGCCACCTCTTAGTCATACTGAGGTGGGGGCTGTTATCAAACAGTTACAACGTAAAGATTATTATTACAAATGTGATGATCAACCTATCAAACCTTTTTGTAATAAAGATATATGTGTTACTCGTAAATTTGGTGTTGGTCCAGCTGGTGTACAAAACCAGATGTCTAGCCTTACAAAGATTGATGGTGACCCACCGATATGGTTATTAGATGTAGATGGTAATAGGTTAGAGTTAAGCACAGATGGTTTGATTAGCCAGACTCGTTTCCAAAGGGATTGTGTAGCCCAAATCAATAAATTACCTATTGCTGTTAGCCAAAGAGCATGGCAGACGCGTATACAATTATTATTGGATAACTTAACTATTGTGGAAGTGCCGCCTGACGCTACAATAAAAGGTGAGTTTGAAGACTTACTCTCACAATTTTGTACGGATAGAGCTAAAGGTACAGAGCGTGAAGATGTGCTACAGGGTGTAGCGGTATGGTTAGAAGATAAGGTATTCTTTCAAGTTAAGGATATTAAAAAGCACCTGACTGTTAATGACTTTAACCACTATACCTCCAATAAAATAACTCTTAGGTTACAGGGGCTTGAAGCTGAAAAAATGTTTTGGCGTGTTAAAAACAAAGGTGTCCATGTATGGTCACTGCCACAAGATTATTTTGCAGATAGCCAAGAGCCATTAGAGTTACCACACTTACCTGATCAAGAAGAAATACTCTGATGAACATAATACTCGGACCTCCAGGAACAGGGAAAACAACTTATCTGTTAAACAAGGTCGAAGAGTATATGTTAAAGGGTATCCCACCTGATCGTATTGGTTACTTCGGTTTTACTCGTCGTGCAGCGGCAGAAGCAATAGATCGTGCTTGTAGTAAATTTAAATTAAGTAGGCGTGATCTACCTTTCTTCCGTACCCTTCATAGCCTTGCTTTTATGCAGATGGGTATCAACCATAATCAGATAATGACTGCGGATAAGTTTCCCGAGGTTGGTGAATGGTTAAAGATTGGTGGCTTTTTCAACTCAGGTCTAACTGACCAAGGACCGTACAAGGATTTTGGTTATGGTGATAAATTTTTAGAAATTATAAACATCGCCAGAATACTACAACAACCATTACGGCAATCATACAATGAGTCTACTGTCCCTTTAAAAACAGATTGGGCTAGAGTTGATTATGTTGATAGAGGTTTAAAAGCATGGAAAGATAGATACCAGCTTTTTGATTATACTGATATGCTTGAGCAGTTTTGTTATAGAGAGTTAGCACCTAAACTTGAGGTAGTCTTTATTGATGAAGCCCAAGACCTTTCACCCCTACAATGGAAAATGGTACATCTACTACAAGCTAATGCCAAAGAGGTGTTTGTAGCTGGCGATGATGACCAAGCTATCTTCCGCTATGCGGGTGCAGATGTAGACTACTTCATAGGGTTGCAAGGAAGTGTTACTGTGTTGGATCAAAGTTACAGGATTCCCGCCACTCATCATGCACTTAGTCAAAAAGTTATTCAGCGAGTTATTGATAGAAGACCCAAAGAGTTCAACCCACGGGATGAGGATGGTTGCATTAATTGGCATAGGCACTCCGAAGAAGTGAATATGGCTAACGGTGATTGGCTTTTGTTAAGCCGTACAACAAGAGGGGCAAAACAAATAGAAGAAGAGGTACGCCGCCGAGGCCATTTATATATCTACAATGGCAGTAAATCTATCGATGGTAAAGTTTTGGAAGCTGTACGTTTATGGGAAAATATGAGGAATGGTTCTACCCTGAATGCAGAACAGGTGCGTGTAGTGTATGGTCAAATGCTGTTGGGTAGCCAAGTAGCATATGGTCATAAGACATTTAATAAAGGACAATCCGACCAGCGATATGCAATGCAAGACCTTTTAGATTTCCATGGTTTATTACATACCTTACCTTGGGATGAAGGATTAGGTAAAATATCAGAAAATGATAGACGTTATATTAAGGCTTGCCTTCGTAAAGGTGAATCTTTGACAGATGAACCACGTATCCGAATCTCTACGATTCATTCAGCTAAAGGAGCACAAGCAGATAATGTTATGCTTCTCACTGATACTATGCGTCGTTCCTATTCTATGTGGCGTAAGTTTGAGAACGAACATCTGGATGAGGCTCGCGTGTTTTATGTGGGTCTTACTCGCGCTTTACAACATCTTCATCTAATACACCCTATGTATAGCCGTGGTTATCAAATCCCAGCATAATAGTCATAGCGACCTGTTTGTAGTTGCGCTCCAAAAGCTACACCTATTAAATATACCTATACACAAACCACCCACAGAAAGGGGCTAGTATGTCCGACGTAAAATACTTAACTAAAGAGCAGTTCGCTAAACTTAATGAACGTGCGATACAGCGTAAAGCTAACCGTACCGTTGAGCCTAAGTTTATAAAGCGTTTGTCTGATGGGTTTAAGTTCCCCATTATCGAGACACTGCTGCATAATGACGTAGAAATGCGTTGCCACATTGCTATTAGTTCTGAAGGCAACACTTGTTGGTTGGACATTGCTTTGTCTGACTTTGATGTTCTACCTAGTGTAGACACTGGTGCTTAACTCTTTATAGAAAGGAAGATAAAATGGCACATATGGTTGAAACAATGGCTTATGCAGGACAGGTTCCTTGGCATGGGCTTGGCGAAAAAGTTGAGGGCAACCTCACACCTGAGCAAATGCTCAAAGCTGCAAAGCTAGACTGGACAGTAAGTAAACGTCCGATGTACTTTGCAGATAAACCAAATACATGGGATCTTAATGACCCACGAGGTGAAGCACAAATGCTCCGCGCTAATGAGCATTATGCAGTAGTTCGTGATTCAGATAACCGTGTATTATCTCATTGCGGTGAAGGGTTTGTTCCTTTCCAGAACCATGAAACAATGTCCTTCTTTAAAAAGTTTACTGAAGCAGGGCATATGGAAATGGATACGGCTGGTAGCCTAAGTGATGGTGAGCGTGTCTGGGGCTTGGCTAAAATCAAGAAGGGTTTCAAGCTGGCTGGCGGTGATGATATAGAAGGTTACTTACTTATGGCTAACAGTCATAAAGTAGGTACTGCTATGACCGTTATGTTCACACCTATCCGTGTTGTATGTAACAATACGATTACCCTAGCTCTTAGCCAAGAGGGTATGACTGGTAAGTTCCGCGTATTACATTTGCAAATGTTTGATGAGGAAATTATGCAAGCTGCCGAAACAGCACTTGGTATTAGTGGTGAGCAAATGACTAAGTTCCAAGAACAGTCAGAGTTCCTTGCTGGTAAGAAGGCTACTAAAGAGCAAATAGACCAGTACATTGCTGAGTTATTCCAACCTAAATTACTTATTGAGCGTGGTAAAAGCAAGGAAGCTGACCTACCACCTTTGCATGAGGAGTTTACCAAAACCTCCCAGTCTATACTGGAAGCTATTGAAACATCTCCTGGACATGATATGCAGTCTGCCAAGGGTACTTGGTGGGGAGCACTTAATGGTGTGACATATGTTATGGATCACCAGAAACGTGCTAAGACTCGTGACCATGCACTTAACTCAGCTTGGTTTGGCTCAGCCGCACAGACTAAGCGTAAAGCTATGGCAAAAGCATTGGAGTTTGCCGCTTAATGTGAAGGCTCGGATAACCCTGCCTTTCGCCAAACACCTTCCTAGGAGATAACTTTTAGGGAGGTGTTTGAGTATTTAGCACTTGCTTGATTCCCTACATATAGCTAGAGTTTATGTATTAGCCCCATAGAAAGGAGGCAATCATGGTAGCCATAAAGACATATGCTGTATTAGAAAACAGTATAGAAAGTAACCGTAATGATCCTTATTCTTACTTTGTTTTCAAATCCTTACGAGAGTTAAGGGAGTGCAAAGAGTTGAATGAGCATAGTATTGTGTTCTCTGAACTACATCAATTACAGGATACATACAGTGAAGAAGAGTTACGCAGTGTCGTTACCGCTACTCAGGGTGAATGTACCCTGCCCAATTACCCTAGCTTTCATAAGAATTTTGCTGAGTATGTTTATGAGAAAGCTAAAAAATATAAACCTGTTTCAAAGGAGAAACACATGACTGCTGAAGTAGTAGATATCACGCCCGAGCCGCAAGGCATTGAGGCTATTGTGACTGATAAACCAAAGCGTGTGGCAAAATCCAAGTATGATTTAAATGCAAAGATACTTGTGGTTGCTGGTGCTTCTGGTGTGTACCAAAACCCATACCGTGAAAACAGTAATCGTTGGCATAACTTTGAAGCCCTTGTTAAATCACCAACAGTGGGTGACGCCCTTGCTGCTATGAAAGCACTAAGTCCAGGAGGCAATAGTGTTGATATTCGCCTTGCTATTGAAAAAGGCTGTATCCAGTTAGGAGAATAAATTATGGAGAACATAGAAAGGTTCTGCTACTGGATAAACGAGCGTCATGCTATTTACCAAAAACGAGCCAAGGGGCAACCAGCCCCTTGGACTGATGACTCTATACTACGGGATTATAAGTTTACTAATCCTTTCCGTGAGAATGATAGGGTTACTGTTTGGATGCGCCAAAACTGGACTAAGCCAAATGATAACCGCCCACATGGTGAGATGATATTTAACTGCTGTATGTTTCGTATGGTTGGTACAAGTGAGTTTGCTGAAGAACATGGCTGGGTAGAAGAATTTAATCCTGCTCGCACAAAAGAACTTATACAAACTAGAATTGACAATGGTTTACGGACATTCACTGGTGCGTATATAATCACTAACCAAGGACTCAAGTTACCAAAGTCAGAGGTAGTAGTTGACTATTTCCTTTCGCCGATATGGGAGAATAGAGAAGCGTTGGCGCAAACCGCCGCTGATACGCAATCGCTGGAAGAAGTACACAAAGCGTTGGGTGCATATAAAGGATGGGGTGGGGGAGGTTTTATGTCTTATGAAGTCGTCACAGACCTCAACTACACACCTGTTCTCGACCGAGCAAAAGATAAATACAACTGGGCAAACGCTGGTCCGGGAGCAAAACGTGGCCTCAACAGGATCCACGGCAGACCGCTTACCAAAGCGTTAAGTGCTTATCAAAGTAATAGGGAGATGCAAGATTTACACAAAGATTCGCACCGTTATCTTGGCGACCACATCCCAAATTTGGCGGTGGATATGCGTTGCATTGAACACAGCTTATGCGAGTGGGATAAATATGAGCGTGTACGCCTTGGTCAAGGTACACCTCGCAGTAAGTATAATGGGTTACAAGGTTCTATGCTGGAGGCTGTACATGGGGAGGTGGCGTAGATATGTTGTGTCCAAAATGCAGTGGCAAGTCTTCCGTCGTAGAGAGTCGAACTCGAAACAAAACCACTTGGAGGAAGAGGTATTGTCCGAAATGCAAATACAATTATCGGACATTGGAAGTATTAGAGCCGCCCAAGAGCAAAGAGCCGCCCAAATTGAAATTGGTAAAACCAAAAAAGAAAAGGTTGAAACCAAAGCCAAAACCAACGATGTTTGAGTTAGAACATTTAACCGATGAAGAGTTAGAGGCCGCAGTATTAGAAGGCCAAGTAATATTTGATGAGGATGAGATATGATACCGATATATATTCCAACTAGGGGCAGGATGAATAACCAAGTTACTTGGGATAGTATTGGTCCGGAAGCCCGAGAGCATGCTGTTCTTGTTTGTCCACAGGATGAACTGAGCTGGCACGCAAAACAAGGACGCGATTGTATCACGCGCCTCGACAAAAAGGGCGGTGAAATTAAAGGAATCAATAATGTAAGGCAGTTCATATTAGAACATGCTATGGAGGAAGGACATGATAAAATTATTGTTTTGGATGATGATCTTATATTTGGTCGCCGCATACATGGGATGGCTGCCAACTTAAGAAAAACAAACCAAGAAGAAATGCATGAGTTATGGGAGCGTATGGAATGGTTGTTAATGAACCATACCCATGTTGGCCTCAGCCCACGGCAAATGAATGATAAGCACTTCCCCGATACAGTTAAATACGGTATGCGACAAAATGCTGTCCATGCAATACGCCCTGAAATAATACATAATTTAGGTATACGTTATGATGCTATGGATCTAATGGAGGATTATTATGTTACCCTGAAACTGTTTCAGCTAGGGCATCGCAATGCTGTTATTGTTGATTGGACATGGGATCAGCGTGGTGCTTCTGGTGCGGCTGGAGGTTGCAGTTCATACCGCAATGCAGAGCTACAAGAAAAAGCAAGCCGAGCATTAGCAGAAGAGTTCCCCATGTATGTAAAAGCTGTACAGAAAGAAACTAAAACAGGGTGGGAAGGTATGAAAACACGCTGGGATGTTCGTGTACAATGGAGAAAGGCAGCTAAAGATGGCGGCGCAATCTAACAATCACCAAGACCCACCAAACTCTATTCAGATAGAATTAGCAGAGGGTTGTAACCTTGCTTGTTCTTTTTGCGGTATACAATCTATACGAGAGAATGGTGCAGATGGTCCGGATAATACACATGGTAAAGCCTCAGCACCTTATAAATATCTTTCTATTGAACGTGCAAAATCTATATGTGCTCGTATAAAAGAAGCAGGGTGGAACCCTCGGCTAGAGTTTGCCATGCATGGTGAGCCAACTATGCACCCTTTCTTTATTGATATGATTAGATTGTTCCGTCAGGAGTTACCAAAAACATCTTTAATGATGACAAGTAATGGTGGTGGTTTATTACGGGATACAAACAAAAGTGTAAACCAATTGATGGAGGCAGGGTTGAATGTACTGTTTCTTGATAATTACGACCGTATCAAAATTGTAGATAAAATACAAGAGCGTTACGATGGTCCGTACCCTGTTTATCAATACCCAGCTGACCGTCAAGCTAACCCTCACCGACGCCGCAAAGTAAGTGAGCATGATATTGTTGTGGGTATGGATCTTACCCTTGCTACAAACGGTACTCATGCCCAAGTCAGTAACCATGCTGGCAATGCCTTCCCTTTAAACCATGAACAAGATGGTAAACGGTGCGCTAAACCTTTCCGTGAGATGTCTATACGGTGGGATGGTAATGTTGCTGTTTGCTGTAATGATTGGGTAGGATGGTATAAGTGTGGCAATGTAATTGATACACCAATGGAAGAAGTATGGCAGGGGGAAGCATTTCATGCAGCGCGAACAAAATTGTATCATGGGCAACGTGATTTCGGTCCTTGTAACGGTTGTGACAATACCACTTTGCGTAATGGATTGTTACCTGACCGCATGGGACGCAAGGCATTACCCGAGCCTACTGAGGAAACAACGCTTGCAATCAAGGAGGCGTTAAAAGGAGGTACTTATACTAAAAGAGTCAAGAAACATTTTGACTTTATTACAGGTTACTCAGACAGCTAGAGGGTTGCTTTTAGTAGTTGGGTAAGGCACATTAACTCAGGCCGCTGTAGCGGCTTTAAAACCCCATAGAAAGGCGGTTCAATATGGCATTATATGGCGCAATACCCATGAGGGGTATACATACTTTCACCGTAGGGAATGTAAGTGAAGCATTGTTTGTTGTGAAGCAAGCATTAGAAGCTAATGGAAAAAAAGTAGAAACTCGTAACGGCAAAGCAATTGAGTTCCGTGAACCATGCGCTATTGTCTACAATAACCCACGCGAACGTGTTCTGTTCTATCCCGAACGTGATGCAAACCCAATATTCCATTTTATGGAAAGCCTATGGATGTTAGCAGGGCGTAATGATTTAGAGTGGATACAACGCTATAACACACGGATGGGTGAGTATAGTGATGATGGTAAATTATTACAGGGAGCATACGGATACCGCTGGCGTAATTATTTCCATCGTGATCAGCTTGATGTGATTACCCATAGATTGATGACACATACAAATGATAGACGAGCAGTGCTTGCAATGTGGGATGCTGAAGGTGATTTACGGATGGGTAATAGCTGTAAAGACCACCCTTGTAATACCCATATCTATTTTAGTGTGCGCGATAATGTATTGGATATGACTGTATGTAACCGCAGTAATGATATGATCTGGGGTGCATTGGGAGCTAATGCTGTCCATATGTCCATTCTCCAAGAGTATATAGCCTCACGCATTGGCGCGAGTGTTGGCATCTATACACAGTTTAGTAATAACCTCCATGCTTATACTGAAGTATTAAAAAAGCTAGAGGGTATGCAGCCTGATTATGAATCATATAATGTGCGTATGATTAGGCCAGATGCTTTGGTAAATAATATAGAATCATTTGATAAAGAGCTTAGTTGGTTTATGGAGGATGCTGAAAGGCCAAGAGCATATAAAAACTCCTGTTTCTCTGATTTGGCACAACCTATGCACCGAGTATGGCAAGCATGGAAAGCTAAAGAATTAGCTTTAGCTTTTGACCATTGTGCAGATATAAAGCCCGATGATTGGCATTTAGCCACTCGGGAATGGTTAGAACGTAGGAGAGATAAATGGGCAGAGAAAGCCACGAACAATACATGAAAAGGCGTATGAAGGAATTAAGTTGGGAGGAGTATGCGGTTATGGCAAAAAAGGATGATATTACCCCTGATGATTATAGCCCTATTGTTAATAATATCCTTGGGTTAGCTAATCAAGATGTAGAGGGGCTACATAGTTCTGAGCAATCTTATGGTGATAGTTGGAAACAGCGTGGCGGTGTTGGTGCATTTATGATGTTGGCTCGCAAATGGGATAGGCTTGAAAAGCAAGTGAATGAATATAATTATGATGTATTCTTAGCTGCTAAAGATGATATGCGTGAGGAGGGTATACTTGATGATATCCGTGATTTGCGTAGGTATTTGTTTCTTGTAGAGGCAGAAGTGCGAATGAGAGGGAATGGATAACGAAAAGCTAGATAAAGAAGTATTGGCTGAATGTGAGTGCGGAAGGGAAAAGCGAGTTATTACCTTCCGTAAACTCAAAAACAAATGGCCTCACTGTTCTAAATGTAACCAACCTATGATGGTAAAGGTAAAAGATGCAATTCCCACTATTCACACCACCGACTGAATGGGTAATGCCAGATGGCTATCCTGATTTATCGGAAGCTCGGGAAGTATCTATTGATTTAGAAACTTGTGACCCTAACCTTACATCTCGTGGTAGTGGATGGCCTCGTAAAGATGGTTATGTAATTGGCATCGCGGTAGCTGTAGATGGGGCTGCTTGGTACTTCCCTATCCGGCATGATAATGGTAGTAACCTTGATGCTAAACAAACACTCCGTTGGTTAGCTGATGTATGCTCAGTTGAGCGTGATTATATTATGCATAATGCTATGTATGACCTTGGATGGTTATGGGCAGAAGGTATAGAAGTAAAAGGTCGTATTGTAGATACAATGATTGTAGCTGCACTTATTGATGAAAATAGGTTTAGTTATGCCCTTAATGCGTTAGGCCGTGATTACCTGAATGAGCGTAAGAGTGAAAAAGACTTATATGAAGCAGCTAACTCTTTTGGTGTAAATGCTAAGAGTGAAATGTGGAAACTCCCTGCTCATTTTGTGGGTGCGTATGCTGAACAGGATGCTGCACTTACCCTGAAATTATGGCAGTTCTTTAAAGGTGTCATAGTAAAAGAAGATATAGCAGATATATTTGACCTTGAATTACAAGTCCTCAAAGTTGTATTTGATATGCGTAAGAAAGGTGTGCGTGTAGACCTAGAAAAAGCTGAAGAGTTAAAAGTATATCTGCAAAGGGAAGAGGAAAAAGTATTACAAGAATCAGGTGGCACAAATATTGATATATGGGCAGCGGCAAGTATCGCTAAAGCATTTGATGCAGAAGGATTGACTTACCCCAAAACGCCCAAATCAGGCCAGCCTAGCTTCACTAAGAATTTTCTAGCCAACCATGCCCATGCACTTCCTCAGGCTGTGGTTCGAGCTCGTGAGCTGAATAAAGCTAGAACGACCTTTATCGATACTATTATAAAGCACCAACATAATGGTCGTATCCATGCGGAAGCACATAGCCTCCGTAGTGATGATGGTGGGACAGTCACAGGTCGGTTTAGCTATAGCAATCCTAATCTACAGCAAGTACCAGCAAGGAATGCTGAGATTGGTCCTATGATACGCGGATTGTTCTTACCTGAAGAAGGTGAACTGTGGGGTGCTTTTGATTACAGTAGCCAAGAACCACGGCTCGTCGTCCATTATTCTAGCCTACTTAAACTGACTGGCGCACAAGAGTTTGCTGACCAGTACAATGTAGATGCTACTACAGATTTCCACCAGATGGCTGCCGATATAGTTGGAGTACCTCGTAAACAAGCAAAAGATATTAACCTTGGTTTGTTCTATGGGATGGGTAAGAATAAACTAGCAGAACAATTAGGACTTGAGTATGAGGATGCTAAAGATTTATTTAAAGAGTATCATGGTAAAGTCCCCTTTGTTCAGCAGCTTGCTGATTATGTAGTTAACCGTGCTTCTAATAAAGGTCTTATCCGTACCTTGCTTGGTCGCAAATGTAGGTTTGATAAGTGGGAACCAAATGCTTATGGATTGTATAAACCACAGACATATGAAGATGCATATGCTGAGCATGGTCCAGCTATCAAACGTGCCTTCACATATAAAGCTCTAAACCGATTAATACAGGGTAGTGCTGCTGACCAAACAAAAGCTGCGATGGTAGCTTTACATAAAGAAGGTATAACACCATTGATACAAGTACATGATGAATTAGATATATCAGTAGCTGAACCAGAAACAGCCTCTATAATACAAGAGATTATGGAGACTTGTGTAGATATGCAGATACCAAGTGTAGTAGATGCAGAGTTTGGTCCGAGTTGGGGTGAAGCAAAAAAGACATTTAGTGATAAGCCTTGGTCAAGAGGGGTAAAAGATGGCGGGACACCAATGCCAGACAATACCAAACATTAAAACTTTGACAACAGCATGGGATGCTCAATTTTTATTGCGCTTCCATACAGTTGCCATGCAAGCAGAAAGACAGACCGTGGGAGCACATTCATACGCAGTAAGTATATTGATAGACCAACTCTGGCCGGATAGTACAAAACAACTCATCATGGCTTCATTGTATCATGATGTGCCTGAATTGATACTTGGTGATATACCAGCTACCGCTAAATGGTCTTATCCTGAAGTGCAAAAAGCATTTGAAGATGCTGAGAAAAAAGTATTTGAAGACCTTGGATTGATCTTTGTTCTTACAGCAGAAGAAAAGAATAGATTGAAAATGGCTGATATGCTAGAACTGGTGCTCTATTCCCATCGCCATACAAATCAAAGTGAACAAATGAAAGTGATTATGCATACAGGTATCAACTTCTTATACAAAAAGTTTTCTGATTTACCTGATTTTGAGCCAGTAAATAAAGTGCTAACTCATTATAATTTAAGCGTTTGATAAAAAAGACAACTTTTTTAGTACCCTGAAGTACAAATCCGTAAATAGTTATGCTACTATAATTAAGTAAACACAGAAAGGTTTGCTTATGGATTGGCAACAATACGAAGACTATATGTTTGACCATGTAGTTTATTACACAATCACAGAGTTCCATGGTCGCGCTAAGTACAGCACATGGCATTATGATGATTTGCAGGATGCTACTATGGCAATACGCAAGGTAAAATCTACAGAGCCGCGCCGCAGGGTACTCATGTATGCTGTATGCCAGCCTCCCAACCGCTTACTCACAGTCAGCTTGCCATTGCCCGAGGATCGTATGCCATGAATATATTCTGGCTTTCTATGGATCCCAAGCAATGTGCTCAAATGCATTGTGATAAGCATGTTGTTAAGATGCCCCTTGAGATGGTGCAAATGCTTTGCACTACTCATTGGCAGCATGGCAATGAAGCACCTTATATGCCTGTTCACCCTAAACACCCATGTACGATATGGGTAGGCCAGACTGTAGATAATTACCGTCTGGCATGGCGTATAGGCTATCACTTATTCAAAGAATACACATACCGATACGGCAATATTCATAAGTCCGAATCAGTATTGTATGCTGTACGTTGTGCTCCTCCAGCATTAAAAGCGCGAGGGGTTACTACTCTTCCGCAAGCAATGCCTGAGCAGTACAAACACCATGATGTTATGGTTGCGTACCGTGATTACTACCGTGGGGAAAAGTCAAAATTCTGTAAATGGACGGATAGACCTATCCCTGACTTTATGTTAGACCTGTGTGCATAGGAGAAAGAAATGGACACCACTAATTACAAATCAGTTTCTATTGATATAGAGACATATGAAATACTGGCTAGAGTAGCCTCACATGAGTGTCGTACTGTTGGGGGGCAAATTCGTTGGTTGATTAAACAAATGCCCTTACTTGCTGACCTTAAACCAATGTCACCGAGCGCACCCTTACGTCGTAAGAAAAAAGCTACAGCTCCGCGAATGTCAACGAGTTCAAAAGAAAACTATACTTCTAAAATACTTGAGCAGTTTGCAAGCACAAGAGCGACAATGTGCAAAGATGATTTTGAACATCTGGTTAGTGAGTGTGACCCCTCTAAAATACTATCAACACTTTGCCACCGTGGTGATTTAGAACGTATTGGTACTTCTGGTCGCCCTTACTATTATCATATAACACCTCGCGGTATTCGTTCGCATAATGCAGTTATGGCAAGGAGGGCAGCATGAAACCCATTTGGGAAATTTACCAAGCTGAAGATGTTAGTGATACTGGTCAGAAAATATGGTTACTGGATGGACCGTTGGTAAAAGGACCTCTGATGTTTCCATCACTAAAAGAACTGCATCGGTATATGGAATCATTTCATGAAACACCTAAAGAGCGCAATGTTACTAAGTTGCGCTCTGGGGATGCTAGTACACCTAAACATCCTTATGATAGGCCAGATAGTTTCTGGGAGAAGCAAGATGGCTAGAGCTCCGATTGATGTAGAAACTCTGCGCGAGGTAGCAGCAACCGTCGGCAGCCATAAAGAGTTCCGTGATCATTTTGACATTGCACCACCAACCGTTCTCCGATGGAAGATGCAATACAATCTGGATTTACCGGATGGAAGGCATACCCGCCAAGATGCTGATTGGATTACTGCTCGCCGTATTGATATTCGCAATAGACGCGAGGCTGGTGAATCATACCAAAGTATCGCTAATGATTATGATGTAAGCCGACAGATGATATACAATATTTATCGGCGTGATAAATTACGGCTTGTACATGAGGCTGTAAATACATAATATAATATATGGCAATTTGTTAATAGAAAGGAGCAAGCCATGACTGGAAATACAGACTTAATTGAAAACCTTGAAGAGTTTACCAAGGTGCATCACGGTATACTTGATGCTGCTATGTCTATTGGTGACTTGAGTCAGATGTATGGTGAGTTACTCGCATATGCTGGTTTTGTTGAGGCACGGTATCCTGCTGTACATAAAGAAGCTATGTTATGTGCTGAGCGTATTGCCCAAGCTCGTGAGGATAGGGTGGCAGCTCGTGACGCGGGGTAAGCATGGTTCACCAGCGGATCGTGGTGGGGCTGACCGTTATTATGGTCGGCCTTACAAACCTCATTACTTTCCCGAGGGTACATATGTTGGTGAGCGGATTGTGCCACCACAAATGACTGAAGCTCAGATTGAGGAGTACCATAATGCGTACAGACAGGAAGAAGATCGTAAAGACTGGGGGTAACTCACTGATCGGGTTACATATTTTATCTGCAACACCAAAGAGGACATCATGGATAAACAAGATTTGGAAAACAGTGGCTCACTTCTTGAGCAAATAGTCTCACTAGATTGGGCAAGCCCAACAGGAGCAGAGTGTAGTGCATTTGGTATTGATGAGTGCCATCTTCATAGTAGGATTTGTTTCCGGCCGGATAATGTAGTTTGGATTATAGAAGGTAATGAGTTCAGATCTCTCAGTTATACTGAAGACCAAACTCAGTTCTGGACATTATCATATAGATATGGGCAGGATAATAGTAATCCTGTTCCGAGATAAGGGGGTAGACGCATAGGAGTTAGCGCTCCACCTTTCGAGGGCGACGTGTATTAGGTTTGTCGACGTCCTAGCGATATATTATCGTGTAATACAAGGCCATGGATGCCCAACCATTATGACCCTTGATGTTTAGCATAATGGAGTGTGTCAAAAGCAGTGTCTACCTTAAATCATTGGCTGCAAATCCATGGAACACCTAACCGATTACTTTGAGTATTTATTAGTTGTTTTCAATGCCTCAGGCTTTATTATTAAACTATAACCTTAACTCGCAGAAAGGAGTCTATTATGGTTATCAATGAAAAACTCTGTTACACCTATCACATTCTGGATCAGGATGAAAAAGTTGTAGAAATCCACACAGATACTGACCGTCAAAAACTTATTAACTTAACAAATAGTATTTGTGGTCACCGTCCCGATTATACGGCGGTTTATGTAGGTCGTCAGTACCATGCTGTTCACTGGCAACAAACTAATCCTGAAGCAGCAGCTTTTCTAATGCAGCTTCGTGATGCAGAAAGGACTTATCAGTAATGTATTATTGGTACAATTTATCTTGCGGTAATGAGTCTATCATTCGCCCCTTTGCAGGGGATATCATGACTATTTATGCTATGGATAAAACCATTGGTGCTATCCAAAACAAAATACAACGTCAGGCAAAAGCATGGCCTGATAAGTATAACCCCGATGATGTTTATGTAGTAAAAACCAAAAAAGATATGCGGTTCAAACTCCATGGTCATTATCAACTTATTAACGATAAATTACGGAGGGTATAATGAATAACGCAAAAGATCTTATCTTTGATTTTACTGCCTTCACTGGTAGCCTAAATCAGTATTCCCATAAACTACCCATGACCCCTGAGCTACGGCTTACGGATGGTACTAAAGCCTTCGCTGAAAGGATGGGTGCTTACTGGTTTATGGATATTATAGCTACTGAGTTCCTACCGCTTCTTAGTGAGGAGGATTATATTATCTTCATTCAAGTAACTGTGGATGATACTAATAGTGCAATCATTGTAGGTACAGATGGTGATAAAGGTGATGGTCCCAAAATACTACATACTCGGGTAATTGAGTATACAGACCTGCCGCCTAACTCTGGTTTCAAGTTCTACCTTTCGGATGGCTTACTCATGCTACCGAGTGAATACTAATGGGTAGCTCTGGTGGGTTGAGTGATTCATACAAACAATTCCTTGATGAATTACGGGATAGTGGTGAAACCAATATGTTCGGGGCTACTATCTACCTTATGCAAGAGTTTGATATAACCAAACATCTCGCAACCGATATTCTTAATACATGGATGAAGGAGTATAAGGATGGGTAAAGTCAAAGCAATGGCGATGGAAATGCAAGAAGAAGCACAATATCACTTTTTAGAAGGTGATACGGATGCCCGACAATGCGCCATGGAACTTTCTAAAGCAGGGATGGATCCTGATGAAATAGAAGAATGGATAGATGGAGCAACTGCTGAACGTGCCGATACTGTTATGAATAAATTGATGGAACGGATTAACCCTTGCATCAATCAATAAGATGTATAATGATGAAGGTACAAGAAAGAACTCTTGTGTATATCCTCCCTTAACTTGGCGGTCACTCCGGTGGCCGTCATTTTTATCGTGACGAACATAGTGACCAACCTCTATGGCTCTCATACCTTATTATATAATTGTAGCCAATGGTGGCTATATCAATAAAAGGAGGCAGTATGATAATCTTTGGCCTTTTAGGTGCAGTATCTGTGCTCATAGTTCTGTGGATACTCAGCTAAACAAAATAGTCACATGGAGTATTTAATACTACTTCATGTGGCATCACGCTTTATTATATAAGGGTAGGCAGTTGCTTACAGATCTTAACAGGAGGTATCAATGACTGAAGTTATTAATTATGTTTCCAAAGTTGCTAGTGATCTTGGCCTGAATGAGTGGACTAAAAAACTCGGCCAACAGCACTTCAATGTTCCCAATGAGCCAACTACTCTTTGTGGGATGCCAATGCTCGGTAATAACTATGCTCGGGTATATAGCGATACAGATAAAACACCTTGTCCTAAATGTGAAGAAGCATTGGTGCTTCGTGCGGATAGTATGTATTCTTCAGCATTACCCGCTAGTGATGCTCAAGAGTGGTGGGGGTAATCATGGAATTACTCTGGGATATGATACCTGTTTTACTGGTAATCATCTTTATCTAAACAATAATACAATGGTCAAGGGTCACGGTCTAATAACCGTGGCTCTCTGATATTCTGGTACTTTTACATATAGTACCGAAAATGAAATATGGAGTGATGTACTCTATCCGATATTCAAATATACGTTATCTGGGTATACAAATATATCAAAGGGTTATACCTCTAAATCATATATTGTAGTCTAAACTTTAGACAGCTACGCGAGTTTCAGCCGTTGGTTTTTTGAAATGACTCGATTTCTATTTACCTTCCTATTATAGAAAAGTAGTATGAGTCTTATGGCAAAGGCAAAGGTTACTCATAAAAACAGTTTGGACATTGTGGCTAATCCTCGGGTGGAAAAAGGGCTGACACCCATGCAGGAAAAGTTTGCAATGATCTATGCAACAGAAGAAGTTACGCAGACGGAAGCAGCACTCAGGGCAGGGTACGCTGAATCCAATGCACACTCTATCGCAAGCCATATGTTGAACGGACGTAACTACCCTCAGGTTTTGAATAGGGTATACGAAATAAAGAAAGAGCTACAGCATAAGTACGAGGTAACCTTTGAAAGCCATGTACAGAAGTTAGCACAACTCCGCGATGTAGCTATGCAGAATGGAAACTATGCGGCAGCAGTTTCAGCTGAAAAATCAAGAGGCCAAGCTGCTGGTCTTTACATTGACCGTAAAGAAATATTGCATGGTAAGATAGACCAAATGAGTAAAGAAGAAGTGCTTAGTGAAATTAAGCGGATACAGCAAGACTACCCAGCATTGGTAGAAGCGACCAGCCCTGTCATAGAGATGGACAAACTGGAGGTTTTACCCGATGGCAAAGAACCCTGAGTCTAAACTTTGGAAAGCCTTACGTGACGGAACCAGACCCCTTGGGGTACACTGGACTAGAATGGAGTCATGGGCGAGTCCAGGAGTGCCTGATGTCAATGGTTGCTTGAATGGCAAGGACTTCTGGGTAGAGTTAAAGATACTTGCGACAAAGTCTGACAAGAAGTTCCCTAAGTGGCGTCCTCATCAAATAGCATGGCAGACCTCAAGAACCTCTGTTGGTGGATGCGTTTGGAACTTGGTTCATCATCCTTCGTCAGGGCAGCTATTATTTATGGATGGCCGAAACCTGAGTAAGAGATTGATGGATGGAGAGCCGTTGTACGATGACCGGATGGAATGGCCGATGGATAGGGATGGATGGGCAAGAGTACTCCGACGACTGATGATGAGCGACGATTCAGGTTGAGAGGTCCGGTGATATCGGTTGAATTCACATGACATCAGGTGTCGAGCTGCTCGTATCTTTTTTACTCATTATGATAACTTAGGTGTTTACAGCGGAAGGTCTATTTGCTACTCTATATGTGTAGCAGGGTTGCTACTAACTCAAGTTCGTAGAAAGGAACTTATCATGGCTAAATCAGCTAAAAAAGTCGTAGCTCAGGAAATCACTTTTCAGGGCATTAATTCTCTCCCCGAGGACCAGCGTAACATGGGCGTCACCGCTCAGGACATTTTTAAGTTTGTCCAAGAGCAAGCTGGCGGCAATCCAAATAATGTCGGTGTCCGGCCTACTGTTGATGTAGTCGGTACGCCTAATCCTTTTCCTTTTGAAAAGGCAAAAACATTATTTGACGAGGTAGGCAATCCCAACCTCGCCCTTCGTGGTAAGGTAGTATGGCAGTTGATCAACTCCGACAGTCATGGCGGTGAGGTTGTCACCCTTACAGATGTAGACCTAGCACATAAGTCTATTAAAGCTCGTAAGTACCATGCTCTACTGGATGCGCTTAATGGTGGGCAGTCACCATCAGCCAAGTCCACATGGGGCAAGAACTTCGTTGAGCTGTTCGTTATCCCAGCTTAATTATCCTAGGATGGGCGGCCGATGGTCGCCCATTCTTTTTTGATGGATGGATGGATGGAAACGGATGGATGGAGATGAATCTCTATGTATATATGCATAGTCATATATACTCACACTACATCATTAAATTTCGCCAGACTTCTCCAGAAGTCAATCCTGGTCGCTGCGACAATTTTGTGCTGGCAAGATAGCGCGTGTGCGTTTAAGTATTTACATAACGCAACCAACAAAGGGTTAAATCAATGGTCTATGTTTATATGTTTTTCTGCACGTTATGCATGGTGGCTGGTGTCACTTTAATGTTTGCCGCAAGCGGCGGTTTTGTATTGCCACCAATTTTTGACCACCATTGGGTCAATATGTTTATGGGGTTAATGGGTTTGGTAATTGCTGGTTTTGGTTATGTCAGCGCATGGCGGCATAAATGCTAATGGCGTTAATTGGGGTTATTGCAATTATTTTTGCATTAATGTGCTTTTAGGGGTTTACACCCATATCCCACCTGTGGCATAAAATATGTATAGCCACCGCATAGGGCGGCGGCGTTAACTAAAAAGGGGTTAACAATGGTTAACACAACAACACAAGCGGCACAGGCTTTTAACGGTGCAAATGGTGCGGCTAGCAATATTAATGTTGCAGCTATGGTCGCTTTTATCAACGCTAACGGCATGGGCAATGTCAACTTGCAGCTAACACCTAACGCCTTGGCAAACGGTGTACTGTTCGGTGGCGGTGCATTATGGCGTGTCATGCAGCCTAAAAAGTCTGGTGCGGTTAGCGCACGCGGCCTTATCTTATGGGCGTGTGTTAACGGTGTGCCGCAGCATACTGTTAAGGGTGTTAAATGCTTTAATGTTGCTGGCATTAGCACAAAGCTCCCAGCCAAGTTAGCAGCCGTGCCTATGGCAGCTATACAGGCCGCGCACCAGCATTGGGACGCTAGTGTATTTGCTAACGCCACTAGCAGCCACACTAACCAAAACGCGGTTGCAGCCGTGCTAAACGGTGGCTTTAATCTTAGCAGCCAAACGGCTAACACCTACGGCACGGCTTACGGTCAGCTGGTACTGGCAAGCTAAACCCCAGCGGTGGGGTGCCAAAAGGTACCCCACCGCACATTTGCCACAGTGTGTCCTTTCTGCAACAGGGCAACCCCCCTAGAGAGCGATGAACCTGTACCAGCGCAGTGCAGTACACGGTTCTGTCCAAATCGTTACCACTCTGAAAATTATACAGCGTACCCCCACCCCCCTTTTTGAAACAATGATCGGAGAGTCTTGCGCTAAGAAAATTTTTATATTATTAAATAATTATGACAAATGCCCCAATGACTGTCCCTGAAGAAGTATTGAAGCAGTACGCACGTTTGCTTGAGAAGCAGAAACAGCACATCTCGAGTGATCACGCGAAGAAGGATTTTATGGCCTATTGTAAAACAGTATGGCCTGAGTTTATTGAGGGGAAGCACCATAAGATAATGGCACAGAAGTTTAATGGTTTAGCTGATGGTAGTATTAAGCGGTTAATTGTGAATATGCCGCCTAGACATACGAAGTCAGAGTATGCCAGTTATTTATTGCCGAGTTATTTAATGGGGTTGAATCCAAAGTTAAAGATAATTCAAGCAACGCATACAGGTGAGTTAGCGGTGAGGTTTGGCCGAAAGGTGCGTAACCTTATGAATAGTACCGATTACTCTCTAGTCTTTCCAGATGTAAAATTACGGCAGGATAGTAGTGCGGCGGGTAGATGGGAGACCCATGCTGGTGGTGAATATTTTGCGGCTGGTGTGGGTGGCGCGATTACAGGCCGTGGTGCGGATTTAATGATTATTGATGACCCGCACTCTGAACAAGATGCAATGTCACCAGCCGCATTAGAGAATGCCTAT